CAAGTTTGCCGAGGATGATCCACGCTCACTCTCACTAAACGGTGCGTTCAACGTGGGCAACCGGGGCGTCGTCGAGCTCGTCGAGGTCTTTAAGAACGAGATCGAGTTCCTCCACACCATCATCACGGCAACCCAAGAGAAGAGGGTTCCCTCACCCGGCAAGTCTGACATGTTGCACTTCGACGGTGTCATCCTCGCCCACTGCAACGAGGCAGAGTGGAACCGCTTCCAGTCCGAGCACACCAACGAGGCAATTATGGACCGCATCGTGAAGATCTCTGTGCCTTACTGCCTTGAGCTTAATCAAGAAATGAAAATTTATGAGAAGATGTTAGGCAAGTCTGATTTCAAGGCCCATATCGCTCCTCATACCTTAAAGATTGCATCAATGTTCTCCGTCATGAGCCGGCTCAAGGATTCTGCCAAATGTGATCTTCTAACCAAAATGAAGATCTATAACGGCGAAGACGTCCTAGAAAAGGGACGTGTTCGAAAGGTCGATATCAAAGATCTCAGAGAAGAAGCAAAACATGAAGGAATGGAAGGTATTTCAACTCGCTTCATCACAAAGGCTCTTGACAATGCTCTTACAGCATCTGATAAAGGAATGATTACACCGATCTCTGTCATGGATTCATTGACAAAGATGGTGAAAGAACAACTCATCGATGAGTCTTTCAAATCAAAGTGCCTTGAGCTTCTTCAGAAGACAATCCGCGAAGAATATTTAAAGATACTCGAGAATGAAATCGCAAAAGCGTTTATCTCGGCATATGAAGAACAGGCTCAAGCTCTGTTTGATTCTTATCTTGATAATGCTGAGGCTCATACAACACGTGCAAAGCTCAAGGACAGAATTACTAAAGAAGAGCGAAAGCCAGATGAAGGATTTATGGCATCCATCGAGGAGCAAATTGGAGTCACAGGTTCAGCCCGTGATGGTTTCCGTTCAGACGTCACCGCCTACATGTTCGCAAAGATGAGAAGAGGCGAAAAAGTTTCATACATGACATATGAACCTCTCAAAAACGCGATTGAATCTTACTTGATTTCTTCTGTAAGGTCTATGGCACGGATAGTGACAAAGTCAAAAACTCGTGATGAAGATCAACAGAAGAAGTACAGCGACATGGTGGAAGTTCTTTGTCAAGATTATGGATACACTCCTGATAGCGCAGAAGAAACGTTAGTTTTTGCTTCAAACAATCTTTGGAGAGACTCTTGAGAAGAGTTGATTAATCTTTAAAATAAAGCTAAAGTTTCCTTCGGCTTTATTTTTGTTTATTTTTTAGATGCCTATACGCATAGGCAATACCAGGTATAACAAACGTCCATGGCGTTGCAATCAAAATAAAAGTGATGATGCCTTTGATATTCACAATTTTAAATAATCACAGGTTCTAAATAATCCAAGGCAAAGTCTAATTTATTTCCATTTTCATCCAAGATCCAGACCCAACGGATGTCTTCACCTTGGTACTCGTACGTCTCTACTTCTGAGACGACAATACCAATTCCTCTTACGTTTGGTTCCCCAAAAGGAAAAGTCATTTGAAAAGGTCCACCACACTTATCGTAATAAACAAGATCACCAGGCAACATTAGATCTCTTTTTGGGCATAATGTTGAACTTCAATTATGGGTGATGATGGGTTATTAATCTCAAAGATTTTTAGATTTTGAAGATCATTTTTTAATGATACGATTTTTTCATTCTCTCTTGATGACCAAGCTGAAAATTTAGCTTTATTTTCGCTTGAATGTTTCTCATCAAGAGACTGCATGATTAATGCATCAAACTTTTGTTTGATCTCTTTTAGCCTTGTTGAAGTCTCAAGATCCATATTCGATGTTAGAGACGACACCAATAATTCATACAATGAAAGTATTTGAGATGGATTTAATTGCAAATTCATAATAAGTTTTTATCAATATACTTCTTATCTAAAAGAATATTCAACCCATCCAAATATTTCTTCTTAATGACCTTGTGCAAGCCTGGATTGACGCGCAGCGCTTCAGGTACGATTCGATGCCTGATCAGGTTTCGCATGAACCGCAGGTCACAGTTCGAACTATCCTCGATCCACCGTAATCTCTTCCTCTCGCACCAAGAAACAAACTCGGCTTTCGGTGTGATGAGGAACGGATGAACCACATTTCCGCTTGTGTATGGAATCAATCGTGATTCACCATGTAAGGACGTGAAGATCCAGGTCTCAACTGCGTCATCTAGGTGATGGGCAGTGATGATAGGCTGGTCGAAGGTGGCGAAGAACTTATGCCGTTCATTTCTCCAGTATTCTTCCTGTGATTCTTTAGGCAACTTTTCTCGAGTGATCTTTCCGATGTGAAGATTCAGGTTTCGTTCGGAAGCAAAACACTCTGTAAAAAACTGAGCTTCATCCGATGTCTTCGTGCCGTGATGAAAGAAAGCCAGGTCGACTTGTTTTCTGCCATTCAATAGAAAGTCGACTACTGCTACGGAATCGACTCCACCTGAAAAAGCTACCGTACATTTATTAGGAATCTTTCCGAGTAAGCGGATCATGATATCTTCATCATAACATGCAAAAGAAAAATTTTGCATAACATTTATAGGTTCGAATATATTTAGTTCCATGAATGAAAAATTATGTGAAGTTTGCGAGAAAATTTTAAATGAGAAATATGGGTCTGGTAGATTTTGCGGATTTGACTGCAAGCAGCGTTTTATTTCTTTAAAGAACAGAGAAGAAAAAAATATAAAAATTGCAGAAAGGCTTAAAAAACCGTTAATTAGCGTGGAAACAATTTGCGAAAATTGTAATCAACAATTTATTTGTACGATTAAGTTAAATTCTTCTCCAAAAAGATTTTGTACGATTAAATGTAGCAGATCATTTTCTACAAAAAATACTCGTAAAGAAATCAACAAAAAAGTATCAGACACGCTGGCTGGTAAACCTGGATGGAGTAAAGGTAAAAAGCTTGAAAAGAAGTTTGAAGCAATATGTCAAAAATGTAATGAAACTTTTTTAGCGACTAGACGATCAAAGAAGTTTTGCGATAAGCATCCTAGAGGAAGAGAATCCTACTTAGACGTTTCTAATATGTCTGAAGAAGAGCGAAAACTATTTGATCAAAAGCAAAAAAGATCGATAAAGAGAGCTTTAAATTTACCACCTAAAATGCCAGAAGAAAAAAGAAAACACTTATCTGACGTGATGAAAAGAAAAGCAAAAGAGAATCCTGATGCTTTTTTAGGAGCAAATAGGGGAAAAGTAAAAACTTACATAATCGACGAAATAAAGTTATTAGGAATGTGGGAAGTCTTATTTTATCAATGGGCAAAAGAATCAGGTTTGAATCCTAAGAAGTGTTTAACCTCTTTTCCGTACGAGTGGAATGGAATTAGAAATTATTACCCTGATTTTTATTTGCCGACTTTAAATGTTTATGTGGAAGTCAAAGGATTTGAAACAGAACGAGACCGGGCTAAATGGACCCACTTTCCTGAAAAGTTAATAGTTCTTAGGAAAAGAGAAATAGAACAAATAAAAAAAGGAACCTTTAGATTAATCTAAAGGTTCCTTTCAGTGGAACGGGTGGGACTTGAACCCACAAGCCGAAGCGCTCGTTTATGAGACGAGTGTGTATAACCTAATTTCACCACCGTTCCGTTTATCTGTTGGTTTGTTCCTTGCCACCAGATATCATTACCTTATCCTAAGGTACCGGTCTTTTACACTTTTTATTCATCGTCAAAATTTAAAATTTCAGAAAGATCGTTCATGATAGCCCTGTGAATCTCTTCGATCAAATGATCTTTCGATGGCGTTTCTGTATGTTTATGAGCCCGCGAGTAACCGTACTGAATTGCTGTATAGATTGTATCATCAATGATTTTATATACATCTAGACGTATGATAGCTGAACCTTTGATACGCTTTTCTTTCATAAAATGAATATATTCAATTAATGAGTCTTTTTAAATCATAAAATATGTCATAATGCAAAAGGCCTCATGAGAGGCCTTTTGCATTTAAGGTATATTAGCTTAACTCACTGTTGAGAGGTCGGTGCATTCGATGGAACAAAAAGCTCAATCCTTGACATCTCTTCTCTTAGAAGCATCGCAAGATCTTCTAGAGACTTATTTTCTGATTCAATAAATCTTGTAAAAGAACTTTGAATTGCTTGATTGACGTCCACAACTCTGCATAAAATGAGTCGTGGATCTGTTTGTTCTGCTGATATATCTTGTGGGGTACTATCTTCTTGGCTCATTTATTTTACTTTCTTAACTCTTAAACGAGATACTCTTATAATGTAAACTATGTTTTTGATTTGTTTACATCACTTTTTACGTAATAACTTTTACGAATAATGTTAACCCGTTTGTCCAATGGTTTTCAATTTCTTCTTGTTCAATCCACCTTTTTTCTAACACAAGGGTGGATTGTTCTAGGCATCTTTTTATTACATCATTTTTTGAATGAAATATGCCTAAAATCTGGTATCCTTCTTGATAGCTCGTTCCTTTCGTTGCAATATACAAGGTATCCATTTTTTATATTTTATGACCAATTTTAATCAATTTTCATTTAAGCTTTTAATCCGAGTGTTAAAGTTTTTAATCTGTTTCTTACCAACTGATATAGAATAATTCTATATGAAAAACTTTGTAGAGTTTTAGTTAGTATTTATTAAGCGTGGAAGTTACACTAGATACCATTAAACAAATCATTCGTAAATGAATTTTCTCGATTATTGTATGAAAAGAAAAAGAAATCAAAGGTTAACCATAAATATTTTGCGGACTTTCCATAAAAGAAAAAGTGAGCCAAATGTTGAATGGTGTGGTACCACGGAGACGAGGTCACCTAGGTTTATTCGTCATTTGCAAACGTTTCTGTATAGCAGATAACACAAAATCCTCAACGAGTTTTTTGGTCAGCCTCTTTCGGCCACGTCGTAGCGAGGAACACTCATTTTAGTTTGGTGTTAATTTTGATTGTTCCATCAGGATTCTCAACCACTTTGAGTTTGGATTTCTTCATTTGATTAATGATAGGTATAAAGAATTAAGTCCACAGTATTATAAAAAATGCCTCTTTCTATCATAGTTTTCGATTTTTCTTGCTCAATACGTTCGCAGGGTAACGTTGTGATTCTTTCTTCATACCTATCATTTCGATGATTTCCCAAAGAGGAGAAACTGCAATTCTTCGTTCTTCTAGGTTTTTAAAATGTGATTGTAATTCGCCAATATTGGTCCATGATTTACCTTGTGAATTCCATGTAGGTTCTCCAGTGTATTTGTCAAGACCTCCGTCTTGATACAACTCGGTCATCATGTCATAAACTTTATATTTAATCTTTTTGTTTTTATCATCCATATATTAATAAATCCAAATGTAATAATATCATTATAATAACAAGTTTCCATCATCCTGATACCAAATCAATTTTCATATCAAGTCTTTCAACTATTTTTCCATCAGTTGTCATAATTCGATAAGAATCATTTTCAGCTTTGTAGTCTACGATTAATCCTATTCCTCTATGAAATTCCCAGCCAATTCCATTGTGATGATTAGTCAAATACTCAAAATGTACGAGGTCACCCTTTTTCAAGTCTATCTCGCTTTAGTTGATCGTAGTTTAACCCATCTGTTTCTAGCGATAAAAGTTGTCTAGAAAACTCTTCTTTTAATTCGTCAATGGTTTCACCGGATGGATTTATGGGATTTTCTGTCCACGGCGTTATCTCACCATCGTTAGCATAGTATACCTCATAGACCTGGTACAGATCACCAAACGACGTGCGCGTTCGAATCACTCCGTAGTTCCAGTTCATGTGGTTTCTTATCCTATAACTAACATATCTGAGATGTTCCCCCACCAGGTTCCAGAATCATAAAAAACTTTTACTCTTGCAAGGTTCTTTTGGTTTATTTCAACAACAATTGCTGTTTGTCCTCTTCGAAAAGATTTCGAATCGTCAGGAGCAAAAACAAGCTTTTTTAGATTTGTCCTTTTTTCCAACGAATCACTCAAGAGTTGGACTATAACCCTATCATGTCGTAACGCAACCATATCCCCCGGCTTCATAAAGGATTATCTTTCTTGTATAACATTACCTTATTAATCTTTCCTTGTTCATCCAAAACATCACAGAAAATCCAACGCTCATACTGTTCAAACTTTTTTAACAGAATGCCGTATTGTTTTGGATCAACAAAATAAGCATGACCTCTGGAACTTGTCCATATCACCATATCGCCGATGTTCATTCTGTCGACGTTGTGATTCAACATATATTCTTTATGATGGTATCACATGAATTGTTGATATTACGTACCATCCGAGATATCTTTTTTCTTGATAATTGACAATAAATAAGATTTATGTTCCGATTGTTACCGTCATTGTTGTACCATTCTTAGGAATTTCGAATTTGCCCAGCCGATCGTCCCGCAAGAGGCGGAGAAAATCCTTGAATATTGTGTATGAATATCGATGATTAAAATTATGTCATTCTTATTCAGGTGACCGATGACTTGTGAACCTTTGGCGGCCGGAGGTTCGCTCCATATAGCAAGGATTTCTGGTAGGTCATGGGTGTATGATGGAGGAGTGTCGACAACGGCGAGGTTTCCTTTGAGGAATTTTGTAGGTTGTATCATGGGTTGATGGGTTGTTCTGGATCCGATCCAACGTCATCATCGATGAATTCCAACATGTCTGCTGGGATCCTATCATTCGTGGCGAGCTGTTTGATGAGAGACTTGATTTTGTTCAAAGAATGTTCTGTTGGTGGTCCTGTGCGACTAGGTTGTGGAAGGATGCTGGCGAGCCAGAAAGATTCTACTGGAGTCAGTTCGCCTGGGTCTCGTTTGAACCAGTGTTGTGATCCGGCTTCGACGCCGTAGCAGTTAGGACCAAATTCAATGGCATTGAGGTATAGTTCCATAATCTCGTCCTTCGAATAGCATGACTCGATGGTCTGTGCCAGGAAGAACTCTTGGATTTTTCTGCCGAGCGTTTTTTCTCTGTTGAGCCAGATGTTCTTGGCAAGTTGCATTGTGATTGTCGATCCTCCCCGCAGAAACCCGTTGTGTTTGATGTTATCGACGAAGCTGTTGAAGAATGCCTGAGTGATGAACCCCCTGTGGCGTTGGAATCCTGGGTCTTCCATTGTTGTCACGGCGAGAGGCATGTCTCCTGTATATCCAAGAGAGACCCATGATTTGGATCCTGGCCCTGTCTCTCGTTGGGTCCTTTCGCCTGTCGGCGTGTATGTCGAGTACGTGAAAGGTTTCCGTAGGTTTGGTACAGAGTTGCATGTCGCTCTGCAGTCTGACTTGAGGACGAAGCTGAGTTTCGGGTGGAATCCAATCGAGAAACTGGTCGATCCAGACATCTTGATCGTATCTAAGAGAGGTATCTTGATCTCGTGTGGAAGTGATGAAATCCATGTTGAGCAGCTTTCGGATCCGGAAACAGTCAGCGTCTCTGGGTCAATCTTGACACGGCTGTTTGCTGCGATGACGTCCCATGTTTTTTCTCCGCTGAGCTTTACATGTTCAAGCGTCACCCATCCGGGCGACAACCATGAGTGTTTGATACGAATCGTTCTTGTTTCCGCTGAGATGGGTGACGTTGTCACCGTCGTGTCACTGGCTTCAACAAGGAATGTCTGGTTCTTGAAAGTTATCTGAGCTGCAAAGTCTTCCGTGGTGGCCTTTCCAATATTCTTATTGTATGTGACGGTGTTTGCAATCAAGTTTTCGATAGTGATGCCCCACGAGGTGAACATCCTTGCCGACACTTTCTTGACAATGATGGTGTTCGATTCTCTGTCTAGACATCCTGTCCCTGTCTCTACCTGAGGAACCCGTAATTTTGCTTCAGAGAAGCAAACCTTGCGTCCGTCTGATCGAACATCCTTCAGGTCTGCCACATAGTTATGGTATGATACCGTTAGAGAGAGACCGGTGAACTGGATGTTCTTTTGTGATGAGGTTGTTTCTTCTCCTCGAAGTCGAGTGTCAAGGTAGGCGTTAAGAGATCCTCCGGTAATCTTGATGTTTTTTCCGCCGAAGTCTGATGTAACGCTGTCTAGTTCACCTGAGACCCATCCTTTGTTGACAGAGACTCCCGTCAATTCGACTCCCGAGAGGTTTAAAGAAGCCGACCGAAACTGGACGCCTGGGGGAAGTCGTTTCTCCACTTGCCATCGAAGGGCCTTTGGATATGAAAAGAAGCCTGTGGTGACCAAGAAAGCCACCGAGGTTGAAAACCAAAACTTTTTAGACTTTGTGATCATCTATCATCCAATCTATCTTTTTGCATTAAGGTTTTACATGATGATACTTCATGTTTATTCCTTGATCTCCTCTACGAACTCCGCGTAAGTCCATCCTGTAACTCCGCCCACCGAGATTCGTACGCCTGCAATTCGCCAGTGGGTATCAATAAAATCAAGCACTAATCCCACATCGCTGAACGACATTTCTCCGACTTCGTTGATGATGGAGTTCGAGCCCCATGTCGAGTATAGATCCACCGGGAAGTCGATGTCCGACCTGAGCCTCACGAGGTCCCCGGGTTTCATGGGTGTTGCACGGAAGGTAACCCAGGGTTACCTTTTGTGTTTGTTCTCTATCTTCCGGATAACCTCCATAAAATTATCCGTGCCGTGATCACCCGCGAATAAATAGTCCGCCGCTCGCATCACCTCGGCCATCTTCCTGAGAACCGCTACCTGTTCCTCTAGATACACCAGGATATCATCTGGAAGATCCGGGGAGTAACCGTACTCATCTTTTTTGGAATTGTTCTGGATGCGGTTC